GCTATAACAAAGCAATGTTTGACGTATCTTGTCTCTACGGCTACAAAGTTTGGAAACCAGACTTCGTTTGCGTATTGCAAGGCTAAACGAAAAGCGGGGGGTCTCACCGGCCCCCTAATTTTTGGAGTTGATAATGCCTAAAAAAAAGAAAGAAGTTCAAACGGTCAAGATGGAGCGTGACGGCAGATTCGTTGATGCACCACTTGAAGATGCAGATAACATGATTGCTAATGGCTGGGTGAAAGTCGATGACAATAATAGTTGAAGACGGTTCAATTGTACCCGGTGCGAACAGCTATATAACTGTTGCCGAGTATGAAGCTTGGATTGATGCTAGATACCCCGGTCATCCAGACCACGGAGACTCTGCTAAGATTGAGCAGCTAATCTTCCGAGCAATGGACTATTTTGAAACTCAAGCTTTTAGAGGCTGGAAGCAAACTGACGCCCAGCCGTTACAATTCCCAAGATATAACCTGATCATTGACGGTTTCTTGGTTGCGAATAACACCATACCGTCTGAAGTTAAAAAGGCGCTGTATGAGATCGTCTACGCAGACGAGAAGGATTATGGCCTGTTTGACGTTATTCAACGCAGGACCAGAAAAGAGAAAGTTGACGTTCTTGAAGTCGAATACATGGACAATTCCGCAAGTCGAGTCTTAGTACCTGCGGCAGCGGCGTGGATGCGGAAACTGTTGATGCCTCGGAACATGGTTGTTCATATATGAGCATCACAACCGATACGAGTATTGCCACCAGAATATTAAACAACTTCTCAACTGGCAGCGTAAAGGTTAGAGAACGCACCCTAACAAAGAACAGGGTCACATTGACCACGGCGGTTGGCTCTAACACTGACACTACGTTGAACGCGGTTGTAACGAATTACAACAAAGGCGAGGTTGACGGAACTCTGGTGCTGGAAACGGATCTGAAAGTGATCGCTGACTCAGCCAAAGTGATTAAGAAGGAAGACGCGGATCTGATATTGATAGCGTCAACGACATATCGGATTGTCAACGTGCGAGAAATAAACCCGGCTGGAGTTGTGCTGGCTTACGAGATCCAAGCAAGGTTATGAGCACAAAAGTCGTCACGCCGGACAAGCTGGGTAAAGCCCTCAACGACATTCTTGAGCGGTTTGATAAGAGCACTATCAAAGACGCGGATGCGGTTGTTCGAGAATATGCCAAGAATATGTTTGGCACAATTATAGAAAAGACCCCGGTTGGCGATTTTGACGGGGAGCACGAAGGCACTCTGAAAGGCGGTTGGTTGGTGACAACTGGAGCGCCGGGAGAAGGGTTTGGCACAAGAGACGCGACAAGAACACGGGAAAGCTTAAGCATCCCCAAGCTGATATCGAAGACAGGCACGAGAAGCTTATACCTCACAAATAATTTGCCTTATGTTAATGTCGTGGAATACGGTGGATATCCGCAAACAGTAAAGCGCGGGACGTTTAACAAGAAGACCGGCAAATATCAAGTACGGTCATCTGGCGGGTTCTCTAAGCAAGCGCCAAAAGGCATGGTCAGAATTACGATGAGAAAAAGAAAGCGATTCCTTGAGGTAGCAGCGAATAAAGTATTATGAGCGCACAATATCTAAGAGTTGCAAAGACGTTCGCCAAGGCTGTAGATGACCTAGGGTTAGGCATTACGGTTATTCAAGAGAACGATGATTTCAGCCCCCCAGCATCAGGCCAGTGGGCAGAGATGACAATGCTGTCGCACGATACCGATTCATTGGGTAAGAGTGGCGCAGGAGACGAGAATTTAGGAGCTTTACAGATCAGCCTGTTTGACGCTGATACCGGAACGCTTCAAGGTGTTTTGCTTGGCTTGGCAGATCAATTATCTGCTGAGTTTGTGCATGGCAAAGAGTATACTTTGTTTACGGATACGGTATACATCAACCGGTCCACTAGAAATGCCGGGCGCATCAATGGTGGTTTTTACCAAATAGATTTGTCCATAGAATGGACTTGCTACACAGATAGATAGGAGGCCAAATGGCAACTGCAGGAGCACAAAACGGAACGGGCATCTATGTTGCTATGGATGTGGCAGGGGGCAGTACATACGTTCAAATTGGGGGGCAGAATTCACACAGCTTGACCCTGAACAACAGTTTGATCGATATTACCAACAAGAGTTCGGCAAGCTTCAGGGAGCTTTTACCAGATCAAGGAACTCAGTCTATTGACTTGACGCTTGACTTGACCTTCAACAGCCAAACTACATTTGCGTCGTTGAGAACGATTGCCGGGACGAAGGCAGACGCAACTTTCAGGATTAACATGCCCGGCGGCAACTTAGACTTTACAGGCATGGTTGCTTCGTTCGCAGACACCTCACCGGACGGCGACAAGTTGTCTGCCAGCGTGAGCATCCAATCAACCGGTTCATTTACTTGGAATTAATGTTATGGCTACCACAGGCGCGCTAAACGGAACGGGAATATATGTAGCAATGAACGCTGGCTCTGGATATGTCCAGTTAGGCGGTCAGAACTCGCACTCGTTGACGTTGAACAACGGTTTAATTGATATCACCAACAAAAGCTCAGCAAGCTTTCGAGAGTTATTGCCGGATGAAGGTATTCAGTCCTTGGATTTGACCTTGGACATGACCTTCAACAGCGAGGCAACTTTTGCGGCACTTAGAGCTGCGGCTGGCACCAAAGCAGACTACCCTTTTCAGGTCACTATGACCGCCGGGGCTTTACAATTCACCGGGCTGATTGCGTCGTTTGCAGATACGTCACCTGACGGGGATAAGCTGTCAGCAAGCGTTAGCATTCAATCTACCGGCACGATTACGTGGTATTAGAAAATGGCGACAAGCGGAGCATTCAACGGCACTGATGTATTCATTAGGGTCAACAATGGGGTGAGTTGGTTTCCGTTAGGCGGCCAGCTATCCCATACCGAAACGCTCACAAACAACCTTGTCGACATAACCAATAAAATTGGCTCGCCAAAGTACCGGGAACTCTTGCCGGACGAAGGTTTGCAAATGGTCGATTACACCGTTGAGGTAATCTTCTGTTCACAAACCGGTTTTGATTACGTTCGATCATTGGCCGGCAATAAGGGCCAAGCGAAGTTTCAAGTAGTACGCGGGACAGTACCGGCAGAGCCAATACCTATTGAGCTCACGCTACAGGTACAATCGTTTTCAGATACATCAACGGACGGAGAGGCATTAAAAGGCACAATAAACCTGATATCAAGCGATCTGTTTGAGTGGGATGCCAACTATGTCTACGATAATTTTATCACTTCCGGCGCTAAGAACTTTTTAACATCAGTCGGTGAAACTTTCTACGTGAGGCAATAATGGCAGATTATACTTCAAGCAATACAGGCGCAGCGATTGATGGGGCGGTCGATTATGTTGAACTTTTAGACAATATAGTCACGGTTGACTCAGGCAATAGCCGGATCGGGATCAACAACGGGTCGCCGGCATCTGCGTTGGATGTCACGGGCAGCGTCACGGCGGTTGATATTATTGTAGAAGGTTCAACACCGTCAATACTTTTGACGGATACAACTGGCCCTTATACGCACACGATACAAGCTGTTAATCAGGAATTGCGTATTGAGGCAAATGATGACTTAAGAATTGAGACAAACAATACCCAACGTATGCGTATTGATGGGGCAACAGGAGACATCAGCTTCTACGATACGGCGGGGACAAGCCAAGCTCTGTTCTGGGATGCGTCTGCGGAGTCTTTGGGTATTGGTACTAGTACGCCTGCAAGCGCAATCGAAATATCTGGAAGCGCCTTGACTGGGACGGGTGTGCGTCTAAGCAATACATCGACTAGCAGGTCTTGGACTATTGGAACAAGTAATTCGCCAAACGTGTTTGGGGTGTACGACAACACCGATACTGCTTTTCGTTTGGCCATTGATACCAGTGGCCATGCCATTATCCCCGCAGGTGTAACGCTAGGCACAGCGGCAGGTGTTTATGCTGCGGCTAATACGCTGGATTACTACGAGGAAGGTAATTGGACCCCTGCGATTAATGTTGGGACTATTTCGGCTTCAAATGCGAGCTATACAAGAGTAGGCAATTTAGTAACCGTCAGAGCAACAATAGCTGATATTTCAGACAACACAAGTACAGCCAATATACAAATCAGTGGTCTTCCTTTCCCCTCAGCAGGTGGTCAAGCTTCTGCTGGATCCATGATTTTTAGGTATTTTTCAAGGACAGATGCCGCACAGATGACACCGTATGTAGCCTCGGGACAAAGTCGCGTGGACTTTTATTGGAGTTTTAATTCATCCTCAGCATGGGACGAAGTTCAGTTTAGCGACGGAACGTCAGCCAATATGGATATTGTATTTTCAACTACATACCAAGTTTAACCATACGCCTATCGGACGGTAGGCACAGACAGGAGAAAGCTAATGGCTTTAGAAAAAGTAATATTAGAAGACAGGATTGAAATCGTAGGCGAGTACAAGCATGTACAAGTACGAACCTGCACCAAAGTAATGGAAGACGGCGTAGAGCTATCCTCTGGTTACCACCGCCACGTCATCATGGCTGGTCAGGACTACAGCGGCGAATCAGCAGAAGTGCAAGCGATCTGTGCAGCGGTTCACACGGCTGAAGTCATCGCGGCCTTTGAAGCATCACAAGGAGACGCGCCATGACAACAACGTGGCAAATAAGCCAAATGGAAAGAACGCTTGATGACAACGGGGTAATCGTATGTCACTGGCGAGCTACAGCAACTGACGGTGACTTCTCAGCGACCAACTACGGCACTTGCGGCTTCACACCAGATCCATCTAGCCCAGACTGGGTGGATTACGACAGCATTTCTGAGGACTTGGCGCTGTCATGGTGCTTTGATTCAGGTGTTGACAAGGACGCTATTGAAGCAAGTCTGCAAGCTAACATTGACCTTCAGAAGAACCCAACGCAAGCATCAGGCGTGCCTTGGTAATGCTAGCTGAACTTGCCGCTTTCAACGCCGCCTACGGGGTGGTAAAAGAGTTTATTGGAAACGGTAGGGACTTAGCTGATTGTTTTGGGCCTATTGGTCAGATGGTGGGCGCTAAGGAAGACTTAAAACTACGTCAGGAAAAAAACAAGAAATCTTTGTTTGCCTCTGATGCCGAAGAGTTTATGGCCTTGGAACAGATAAAAAGAGCAGAAGAAGAATTAAAAGATTTTATGGTGTATTTTGGACGAGCTGGATTGTGGGATGACTTTATCGTCTTTCAGGCTAAGGCTCGCAAGGCAAGACTAGAGGCTAAGAACGCGCACATTCAAAAGATAAACCAAAGAGTACATTACGCAGGTCTTGCAGTTGGATGCGCCGTTGTTGCCATTGGGTTATACGCTTGCGCCACCATCATATTTGCAATTGTTCAATAATTTATAAGGAATCGGAAAATGATTTTACTTGATTACATAAACGCTATCACGGCTTTGGTAGCGGCCTGTTCAGCAATTACAGCACTCACTCCTACTCCGAAGGATGACAAGATCATCGGCAAGCTGTATAAGCTTTTAG